ACAGGATTGTTGTCATCATCGACTTCATTCGTCAGACGTGGAGGTGTTCTCGTAGCGATTAGCTTTTAGAGTGACATCTCAGGAAGGCTTCACGGGCCAAGTGGGGTTTGCTGGATCGCTGGTGTTAGCGGGCAGATCCCTGAGCTGCTGGCGGTAGGACCGCATTTCTTCGCTCAGAGTAGCGTCAGACAATGCCAGATAGTCAGTCTCGGCAAGCAACTTGCTGCGCTTAGACCTCAGATCAATCCAAGCGTTTTCAGTGACAAGCTCTGCAGCGGCAGCATCAACAAGTGACTGATCAAGTGTGATCTGATTGCCGTCAGCATCAAAGGCCCCTGCCCCATCGTCAATGGTGACAACGTTTGGATAGGCACGGCGGATTGCGGAATGGTTCATGCTGCGACCTCCATCACAGTGATCGTAGAAATGCCTCTAGCATGGTTAGACGAATCTGATTCACTATATCCAATGTTAATTCGCAAGGTTCCAGCGTCAATTCTTCCCACCTGAAACTTGTAAGTCAAGGCGTTAGTAGTTGATGGTGAGTCCAAAATTTGAATGTTTACTTGGTTTGAAGATCCAGTGGCTTCTTGGTGGCGATCCATCCACATGGCTCTAGTTTTGCTTCCATCAGCATCAGCTTGACTTATCACACTGTCTGTGCTGCTTTCTCTTCTAACGACACGGGCCGCAGTACGATTGCCGCCGCTATGAGAAAAATTGACCGCAGTCAATACTAAGATTTTGCTTGAGCTTGAAGTTGGTGTTATGTCAACCGAAAGGCCAGTTACGTCGTTAAAACCATCAGTGGCTGTTGAAAAAGTGTCAGTTTTTATTGCCTGTTTCACCTGAAGAATGCTGCCACTTGCAGCATCAGCCCAGCTGATCGCACCCGATGCGCCACCGCTAGTCAGTACCTGGCCTGATGTCCCGTAGTTAGCGCCTGCAATGCCCACCTGACCGGCAGGTCCAATACGGACACGTTCAGTCCCTTCTGTGGTGACTTTGAAATGGCCATCACTGCCTGTATCAACAACCTCAGCCTCTGTGTTGCCTTCAGTGATCTTGTCGGTGTCAGCTGCAGTCCCGCTAGAAGCTGCGGTTAATCGACCTTGCGCGTCAACAGTGATGCTGGCGAGCGTGTAACTGCCAGCGGTAACGCTTGTGTCAGCCAATTTATCAGCGGTCACAGCATCGTCTGCGATGGCTGAGGTCGCTAGCGCCGTGCCATTCCAAACGCCGGTTGTGATCGTGCCAACGCTGGTCAGACTTGAGCTAACGACAGCACTGCCCAGGCTGGTTGCATCAAGCACCTTGGTGCCTGCAATGCGGAACTCTTTGCCGCTAGCAATGTTGAGGTGCTCGGAGAAATCCCAGCTGTCCGTGCTATTTGTCCAAATGATCGTGTGATCTGTCGAACCCTTCAACGTCACCCCGCCGCCGTCTGCCGTCAGATCAGTCGGCGTGGCAACGCTGCCTAGCTCGATGTTCTTGTCATCAACCGTCAGCGTCGTGCTGTTGATCGTTGTGGTCGTGCCATTAACAACAAGGTCATTGGTGACCGTTAAGTTGTTGGCGATGGTGATGTCATTGGCGAGCTTGTCACCCGTGATCGCATCGTTGGCAATGTCTGCTGTAGCCAGCGGGTACGCGCTGATCTGACTCCAATAGGTGTAAGCAAGCGAAGTCCAAGCAGTTGAGCCATCCCCTACCTTCCACTTGCCAGTATCTGACTCATAACCAAGCTCACCAGCCAACAGCGTTGGATTGGCTGAGGTCCAGTTCGCCGCTGTATCCCGGCGCTGCTTTTGTAGAGCTGAAAGGGTGATGCTCATGACGCGCCAGTAGGACTGATGATGTAGTCGCGAGCAGGCGTCGCCGCTGCTGCACCTCCGTCAAGGATATATGTTCTCGCAGGCGATGCCGATGCCGTCAAGCCATCAAAGATCAGCTCTCCAGTGTCAATGGCATAGGTGACAAGCTCAACATCAACGCCCCAGCGGCCAACAATTCCATCAGTAATGGTTGGACTCCCGGCGTAGCGCCAGGCGTAGTCACTGACCAAAGAAATTGGCGGCGTGGTGTATCCATTCCACACCTCAGAAGGCAAGAAAAAGATGTCAAACGTGCCTTGCCGGTCAATGTAGTGATTGCGAATTAAATCAACCTGCGCCTCAGTCAAATTCGTGAATGAAAGGGAAAGCGTCTGCTCTGTCCTGCGATTGCCACGGCGAAAAGAGCTATATGCCCCAGACAAGCTGACCTGATTACTTACCGGGACTTGCCCTGGGGAAAAAGTGCGAACTGAAGGGACAAGAGCTGGGAATGTCATGGCTACACAGGCACGGTTTCTAAGTCAATGCTCAGGTTGTAACGCAGTGGCACATCAGCATTAACCTCAAACGCTGAGGAGTAGCGCCACTGATAATCAGAGGAACTTACTGGCGGCGTTGTATAGCCTGACCATATCGTGCTGGGCAAGTCAAAAGGAATTACACCACCTTGCTGCGTTTCAAAGTGGTCAAGAATTTGCTTGGCTTCGCTTTCGGTTAAATACTCATAACCAAGCGTCAGACGCTGCTGAACTCTGTCAGTACCGTAAATGAATTTCACGTCACTCCCGCTAGCGCCAACGTAAACCTGCTGCGGGAAGTCGCCAGGGATATACACCCGACTTGCTGGTTCTAGCGCAGGAAAGTCAGCCATCACGCCACCTCATAATCTGTGCCGTTGACAATCTCGTTAGAGATTTTAGAAACGTCTGAACCATTAACAGGGAAGTGCATTGCCTCGATTGTGCTCACGCCGTCGCTGTCATGTTTGATGTTTGTGATTTGATACCACTCAGTTTCAGTGCGATCGTCGCCCCTGTTGTTCTTGCGTTGACGCTGGATCTTAATAATCTGAGTTGGCAGCAAACCGCTAGTCAGCAGTGCTGTTTGAAAAGATATTGTGTGAGTTGAATATTTACGACGCGCTAGCTCGTACTTGCCGAACAAAGTTGCGTGAGCTAAGGAAGTACAGACATCCGTCATGTCGTATTGAATAGACGGCGCATCGTTACTTGTCGTGTCAAAACGCACGGTCGTTGTCCGTTGGATGCCAATAATTCTTGGGTCAGCCTCACGCCAAACAAGATTGATATTGACAGCACGCCGCTCGTCAGCTTCGTCGTATTCCTTGCTAAATGAGCCAGGCAGAATCTGAGCCTCTGTGAATGTTGCGGCTGGCGTCAACGCTGTTGTGTCAATCGCATTGCCTGTCGTTTTTGGCAGCAACGTCTGCAAGCTGTAGCGCCCATTGCTGGACACAAATGAAAGCAGGAAAAACGGCGCAGACTTGGAAATGAAGTCCACAGCGTTCACAGACTGGTCAATAACACCATTGCAAAAAGTGCTGTTGTTGGTGCAAAAACTCGCGAGGTCTTGCAGGTTGCTGACATCAATTGGTGTTGCAAGCGCATTTGTGGATGCACCGTTCACCCGCTTGATCAATGTGAACATGTACATTGCAAGGTCAACGAACTGATTGCTGGCGCCACGGGTGTAAACGCCGCCGCTCAGCCCTGCGCTGTAAAGGTCAACCTTTACACCGTTGTCATAGAAAATGCAAAGCTGCCTAGTCGTTGTTGGATAGCTACCAGACGACGGCGCGTCGTAAATGTCGCCGTCAATTTCTAAAAAGGTGATGTCTGCAAACGTTGTGAAGTCAGCAGACGCTGGCGGCGATGCAGGATCTGCGTAAGTGCTGAGATGATCCTCAATCTGTACGCCTTCGAGCGTGCCAGTGCTGGCGGGATTGCTCGTATTGATCTGATTGTCGATTACTGCGTTGGAATAACGAACGGTCACTGGGCCGGTTGCACCGTAATTAGTAAAAATGTCCGATATGGGCGCCGTGTATCCAGAGGTGGGTTCACGCTCAATCGTGCCCACAGTTTTGCCGCCTGTAATGTTCCCACTACCGTCGTAAACACCATTCCAATACACAAAAACCGTCGGCCCAGGCGTGATGCTTCTGTCAGACCAATAGCCGCTAGTGACGTCAGTTCCGGTCGCCTGATCCGTGACAACAATGTCATCAGTTGCAATTTTCACAACTGAATTGGACGTGTCGCCAGTCCCTCTAGTGATGATGTTGTACTTGTGATAAAGCCTGTCCCAGGCGGGCTGTCTATCAGCAAACGATCCAGACGTAAACAATTCTTGCCTGTACGAATAAGTATCAATATCACAGAACACATTGCCGCTAGTGATTGGGCAAGCGTTCGTAGATGACGCCATCGTCGATGACGACGAATAATAATGAGTCAGCGTGATCGTGCCTGACTTGGACGTGATGTTGAGATTGCCAATCCAGGCAAGATATTTCTGTGGACTGCTGACGATTTCACCTTGGCTGATCGGATAAAGAAACGCGCCAACGTAATCAATCGTCCCAGTCTTAACCATGGACGGCTGAACCCATGTGCCGCCAACATTGCTTGCACGTTTAGCAAAAACAATCGGGATCGTATCGCCTGCGTTTGCTAAAACTTGCTGCTTGCCAAGTTCGCCCTGTGGTTTTTTGCTCTTTTCTGTGCTTGCGTCACTGCGTTGAGCGGTTGTTCCAACCTGCCCTGGTGGCTGCTCAACAGCTCCAGACCTTCGCCGGTAAATCCGCCTCGGTGTTCTCCTTCCTGTTTGAACGTAAACGTTGTAAGTCTTGCCCATCGTTATGAATCCTCAGCTGCTCTGTAAAGCCTAAACGCTGCGCCAATCCCATCAACATCAAACAGGTTGCCGCCCACAATCCGCTCAGCCTTTGTCGCGCCTGTCAAACGCTCTGCGTCTTCGTTGATAAATTCAACAACGCCATCATTCACGCGCATGGCAAAGCCACTGCGGGTGACACCATCAACACAGAGAATATCTAAGGAACCGCCCAAGACTTGCAACGTCATTCGCCCACCTGCCTAATCAGCATCCCTGCAGTGATTTTACGGGTTGGGACTTGCGGCTTCAGTTTGTTGATGGCTGGATTGACTTTCCAACGCACCACCTCATCGTCAACGCTGGCCCCTTCAATGCTGCCAATGTAACGGCTTATCAGCTGGGCAGAGCTTGCATGTAATGCGTCTTCCCCAGCGTCTTGAATATATAGAGAGGCAATAACCAAGTTGTCCGCTCCGATTGCCGCGTCTGTAATGTCTACAAGTTGCGCCGTAGCCGCTGCCTCAATAGAAAGATCGTTGATTTCGTTTGCGCCAGAAGAGCCCAACCCGTCAATGTCAAACGCCAAATACACATAAGAGCCTGTTGCGTCTGAGTCAACGCTCAGGGTCTGCGCGACCTGATAAAAATTTTGCCATTGATAAGTCGGCGTCCTTTTACCTGAACCGTTCACAACATTGTCACGGTCGGCAAAGTATTCGAGAAAGCAGAGCAGATCTTTAGCAGCCATTAGGCAAGACCCAGTGCGGCCCGTGTGCTGCCATCACGGCGCAACAGATCAAGCGTCTGCGCCACACCGGACTGAACAGCGCGGCTCATCTCTTGTGTCGTTACAAAATTCTGACCATTCATCTGGGTGACTGGTCCGGTTTGAATGTTGACGTTGGCGCTAGCAGGGCCAACAAAGCCACCCTCAGCGAAGCGTGGAATAGCTCCTGGCCCGCGCACACCATTCATGATGTTTTGAGCAAAGCCCTGGGCCTTGCGTGCCGGGACAATGTATTCGGGTCCAGCCTCACCAACTAGGCCGAGTGTAGGGCCGTTGACCATGCCACCCTTTGCGAACTGAGGAATAGTTGGCGATGGCAAAAGCGGAATTGTTGGCAGTTTCAACAAACGGAGTGCAGCGTTCGCCCCTTTGATCAGTCCGTTGATGGCATTGATAACAGATTTGACTGCTCCACCAACAGCGTTCAACATGTTGTTCACAATGCCTTTCAAGAACTCCATTGCTGCCTGAAACGGTGCCTTGATTGCCTCACCAACAGCATTGAAAACATCTTTGAATGGCTGCAAGAGTCCACCAAGGAACTCACCAATTTGATCTCTAAAGGCAAAGATTGCAGCGCCTGCACCGATCAACAACGCAGCCCAGCCCACAGGGCCTGTAAAAATGCCAGCGATGATTGGCAGCAAGCCACTTAGGGCGCCACCGACAGTTGTAATTACTGGGACAATCGCAGCGAATAATGCCCCAATTTTCAATGAGGCTATTGCGCCAAAGGCAGCCGCTATTGGAGGGATGATTGGGCTCAAAACAAGCATGGCCGCACTTAATGCCGTTACCGCCGCAATGATGCTTTGAACTGGGCCAGGCAGTGCCGCGAATGCGTTTAAGGCACCTTCTACGATGCCAACCAGCGACTCAAGCGCCGGCAACAGCGACTCAGTCAATCGCAAGCCAAGATCCCCGAACTTCTCTTGCATGTTTTCCAAACGATCGTTGAATGCTGCGGCTTTGTCTGCAAAATCTTGCGTGAGCGCCGTGCCCATGTTCCGCACAGCGTCACCGCCGCTGTTAAGCAAAGGAATCAACTCTGAACCGATCCGAGTGCCAAAAATTTGAGACGCCAGAGCTGATTTCTCAGCACCGTCAGCCATATTTGCAAACCTGTCCGACACTTGCAGCATCACATCATCAGCTGCCCTCAAGCTTCCGTCTGCATTTTTAACGGAAACGCCTAGCCGCTCAAAGGCTTCAAACGCAGGACCTTTACCCTTCTGCGCAGCAATGTCCATGTTCTTGGTCAGCGCCGGGAACGCACGTTCAAGGCTCTGAATGCTTGTATCGCTCAGCTCAGCAACCTTGCGGAACTTGTCTAATGTCGGCGCTGCAATACCTGTTCGCTGCGATAGCTTAGACATTGAGTCAGCAGCGTCTAAGTTCTTTTTCGCAAACGCTGCAATACCTGCCACACCTAAAACAGGCAAAAAACTGCGCATCGCTCCCAGCGCACCGCCTGCAGCAGTACGCAAGCGGCCCATTGCCGTTGTTGCTTTATTCGTCTGTCCCGTAACCTTGCCAAGACCTACCTGCAATCCTTTAATTTCACCCTGACCCACTACATCAGCAACGATGCTTAGCCTTGTAGTCATGTCAGACATGGCTATTTCTCGCGCTCATTAAGGGTCTCAACTACTGTAGCCTCGATGATCTGCAAATCATCGAGCAGCTGGCGCGGCTCAGCAACCTCATACAACTCAAACACCCAGCGCACAGCGTTGTAATCGAGCCCCACGATCCCAGCGGTGCCGACGCGCCACTGACTTTGCACTCTTAAAAACATCAACACAGCAGGCCAAGCAGCAGGGATCACCTCAAAATCCTTGACGCGCTTTGTGTCTGGCATCTCAAGGCCAAACAGCTTTGCATCTTCTGCTGTGTCGTCAATCTCTACGCCGCCAGCCCAATACTTAGCGGCGCCAATCAGTTTCCCCGCTTCTCCTCCACAAGCGAGTTGAAATAAGCCTCGATCAGAGTGCCAGCCATCATTGGCAGCTCTAACAGCTGTTCCTTACTGCGGCGCGTGAAAGGCATAGGCTCACCTTCACCATCTAAGATGCCTTCCCAGCCAACCAAGACCTCATCAGCAATGCTCACATCAGAGATGTCAACCTCTTCGCCGTCGATGCGTTGCTGCACAAGCTCTTGAATCTCAGTGATGCGAGATTGAGGCAGACGCTTGAATTCTGCCTCAAATTCTTGCTTCTCTCGCCGCCCTCCTGATACAGGTTGCCGATAAACAATCGGCCAGCTGTAGGAATCAGAGTCTTTGAGAACTAGCGCCATCAGGTCATGACAATTTGAAATTCATTATTGCCTGCCGATGTTGGCGTGGCAATGTACGGCAAAGTTAGCATCTGAATGCCATCTTGATCGCTGTAAGAAGGACCACCAAGGTCAATTTGTCCAGCGGTGAAAGTAACAATGTTGCCAGCAGTGCTTCCGTGTTGGAAGGTCAGGTTTCCTGTGCTGCTGCCCGTGGCTGCAGTGAAGAAGTCCTTAGTTGCAATCGTTGTCGCCTCAATCACGCACTCACCAGATGGAGCACGGTTCACAACGTCGATGCTCTTGGTTCCGCCAACCAGTTCGCGGTAGATCACTTCATTGGCCAGCTCAAAGCTCAGCGACTGCACTGCGCCGCTGTAGCTGAACACCTGGAAGCTTGAAGAGTTGCCGTTTTTGAACACCAGCGGGTCAGCCTGATTGGCGTAAGTCGGCGCGCTAATAGAAACGTCAGACGGAGCATTGAACACGCCGGTCATCTCGAAGGAGATAAACGGAACTTGTCCAACCTCAGCGTTCAACGTAAAGGTTCCACGGCAACCAGTGGCCTTATGCAGAACACCATCATTGTTGAAGTAGATGGTGACCGACTTAGGCGTTGCGTCACTGTTTGGCGCATAGGTGACGCTCGTCGAGGAAACAACAGTTTCCGTACAACGGCAAGCCTGCAGCAAAGGACCGTAAGCCGGCGCAGTACCAGCAGAGCCAGAACCTGCCAGTTCAACCTCAAAGTTGACCAATACTCGCTGTTGTGCCAACAGCTGATCAGCTTGGCCAAGGAACGGACGGATCAGCTCACGATTGACAGTCTCAACCTCCAGCGGAGTCACTTCAATGTTCCGAACCAAAATGGCATCACTGCCGACAACAGGCGTCGGGTCAGTGCCCACAGTCGTTTCCAGCTTGGCTAGTAACAGCCGCTTACGAGATAGCAGTGGCATGACTAGCCAGCAGGTTTCCTAAGTCGATCTTAGCAAGGTCAACCAGAGCTGAGATCTGTCAATAGCGTCCGGTATTTGACAACAAAGTTCATCCCAATCACGCCAGCTGGTTGATCAGCATCGATCTGCTCAAAGCTCACAGAACCTGGCTCAACGTCGATCGCGTAACCCCCAGCCGTAAGGTCATTCATCATCTTGCTGTGTACGTCTTCAACGATCGGATCAGCCGCGTTGTCTGGCACAGCAGAGCGAACAATGATTGAGACACGAACTCCCAGACTCCAGTCGAGCCGGTCGAGCCTCAAGCTGTATTCAGGCGTATCCCCTGTCGGCTCAATCACAATCGCTGGCGATTCACCGCGACTCAACGGCACAACACGGCTGCGATAGATGCGCGTTCCAACCTGCACCGTGCCTGCAAGGCTTGAGGCAATATCAGCCAGGATTGATTCGCGCTTTGTCGTCATGACTAAGCCCCAGCAATTTCAAAGATGTTGCAAACCACGCTAGGCCGTGCAGGCCGCGCGTAGGGGCTAGAAATGGCGGCAGCTGCTTTCAGTAAAACGTTTGCATTTGTCGGCGCCCAAATGATCTCGATGTAGTCATTGCCTTCAAGTTTCAGGGTGTGGTCTAAAAGCAAGTTGTTTGCCCCTTGAACACCGCCGTGCTTTTCAATGACGCTCGCGGTGTTTGCCGTCAACTCTAAATTCCCTGCATCCCCTGCGTTGTTCTTCCTTAGCCAAAAGTCCACGTCATGAATCTGCGTGTCGTCGTTTGAGAGCTGCAGATTGATCTCGAAAACGTAAACGCCAGGATGCTCAACCGTCAGCCTGCTGTCAGAGATGACCTTGACACCATGACTGTGTGCATTGGCTTTATTAAAAGTGACAGCCGTTGGCGTATTTGCTGTTGTCGTCTGATCTGTATCGCTTGAGAACTCAGCCCAATAGCCAGGGCTGCCGAAATACTGAAGACTGTTCCACTGCTGGCGGCCATTGCCAATCTTTTGATTGCCAGTCTCTTTTTCAAGGCCAATCTCACCTGACAGCAGCAGGGGGTTCCTAGCTGTCCAACCTGCTCGACTGTCAACCTTCTGAATGGCCATTAGGTCTTCTGCAATGAGATCTCGACGAACTTCCCGTCACCGATAGGCCGGTTCTCCCTCACCGTGTAAGCAGTCCCGTCAACGGTGATTGAGTCACCACTAATGAGAGTTCCGAAATTTGAAAAACGAGTGGTGAGGGAATAGTCCGTTGACAGGACCATCCCCCCAGCCACCACTTCACCGGGCATGTCGAGAATTCCTTTGGCCGTTGTGGCGCCAGCAGTGCAGCTGAGGCCAAAGTCAGCCATGAAAACGTCGAGGTCCTCAGTGATTGCCATGATCAGCCGTACTTCTTAGAGCCAAGAGCAACAACGCTCAGAGCACCAGCACCAGTACCACCAGCAACGGTGATGACGGCGCGGATGTAACGCTTGACCTCATCGCTGTTGATGCGAAGGGTCTCAGTCAGTGCGGTGTTGGCAGTCGTAGTCGTGAAGGCCAGACCAGAGACATCAGCAAAGGTGCTGTTGTCCGCGGAGTCCTGGATTTTCACGGCGTAGGTGATGCCAGAGCCACCGGCCTCAGCATCGAGAACGGCCATGATGTCGCCCTCGTAATCGACGAGATCGACGCCAGTGCGGTTGGCACTCGCAGTAACCACATCACTTGCCGAGAGCGACAAGAGCGTGGTTTTAGTGCCGAGATTTTGGACGGTCATGATTGTTTAGCCCTCCGGCGTGTAGTGGTTTTCGGTTTTGCCTCTGCCTTAGGCGTTGGCGTTTCCTCAGGCTGCACGGGCTCCACATAGGGAACGGCTGCAGCTTGGCCCAGAAGGATCGTTGCATCCGTTAGGGAAGCCTCGACGACTTCCCCAATTCGGACGACTTGACCCGACAGCGTGACCTGTTTACGGATCTCGATCTTCATGATCAGAGGCTGTTATTGCCGCGGCTGAATGAAGCGCCGTGGCGGGCTGCGATGTCCACATCCTGCAGAGCAACCACGCGAACGGTGCCGGAGGTGCTGCCAGTGAAGGGATCCACCATCAGATCCAGACCAGAGAAGTAGGCAATGATCAGGTCGGAGAAGTTGCCGAACCACAGATCGTTGCTTTCAACTTGGTTGGAGATCACAGCGCGATAGCCGTTGACCTCGCCGCCTTGGAGGATGAACTGACCAGAGCCAGAATCCTTGGTGGCAGTCTTGAGGCTGCCAGCCATTGCCGCGTTCATTACATAAACGGGAGAACCCAGCAGAGCGTTAGCGCCAGAAACGTCGCTCTCCAGAGCCACAACCTCAGCGAAGGTCGGGGTGTTAGCAGCGAAGTCTTCGGTCAGAACGCCAGTGGTGTCCTTCAGACCCAGGGGCTGGTTAGAGGAACCAGAGCCATAGAGACCAACGCGGTCGATCTCAAGAGCCAGCACACGAGCCAGGTCAGTGCGCACCATGTTCTCCACGTCGATGGAGGACTGGATCATCAGCTTGCGGCTGAAGTCGGTAAAGGCACCACAAGTTTTTGGTGTCAATGCGACCTGATCGATAGTCTGCTGGGACTCGGTGGGTGAACCCGATTCCGCGACCCAGTAAGCGGTGGCCGCTCCTGACTGACGGGGGATGTTGACGTTGCCGGACAGGCCAGTCAGCACGGTTGCGCCAGCTTGATCCAGGGCGGAAGCGTTCCGCAGCAGATCAATGAAGTTGGCGGAATCCAGCTGGGTCTCGACGAGATTGCCGCCAGCGGTGGCAGTGCCCACGTTGAGATCACGCTTCATCACATCCACAGGGATGGTGATGCCACGGGAAGCGCGGCCCAGCTTGTCAGCTGCAGCTTCAGATGCCTCGATCTCGAAAGCAGCAGCCTCACGGGCGGCGCGATCGGTCGGGTTCGCCAGGTAGTTGATGGCACGCAGGAAGGAGAAGCTGCGGCTCTCCTTCTCGGTGAGGCCAATTTCAGCGGCCTTCATGTTCACGGGCTCCTCTTTGATGTTGAGTTTTTCCAGCACGGCAGCCCGTGCTTCATTGATTGAACGGCCAGACTCGACGAGCTGACGGCCCAGATCTTCCATGCCGTGCTTATTGCACAGGCTGGTCACTTCAGCGATGCGGGAACGCTCAGCCTCAACGGCCTCGGCCCGCACCACTTCCATATCAGGGGTGGTGGTTTCCATTTCAGGAACAGGTGGTGTGGATATTGCTGCCGAGGCAGCGGGTTCGGGATCGGACTCCGAAAGAGAACGGCCGAAACCCACGGTTTGATCCGCAGGAATCGCAACGGCTGAGACCTCCGTAGGGGTCCATGAAGTAGCAACAAATTCGCCACTACTTCTCTCTTCCATCTTGTCGATGGCGTAGCCAAAGCTCACGTTTCGGATGATTCCGTCCCGTACGTCGCGCAAGACTTCTTGCGCGAACTCGTTGCGGCTGAACCGCACGCGCGCATAACCGCGACGTTTTTCGTCGTCGATATATGCACGCTCCACAACTCCGATCACGCGATCAGGGTTGTGGTTGAACAACAGCGGTGCGCCGTCATTCAGGCGACTGAGATCAGCAGCGCCTTTTTCATGGCTGAGGATTTCATTTCCGAAATAACGAGCAACAGGTTGCTCACTCGAAAACGGGAAGTCATAAATCCGATCTTCGACTTCATCAAATGCAGTATCTTCGCTGCGCTTGTAGGTCTTGCCCTCAAGCCAACGCAGAGCTGCAATCTTCGTTAGTGCAGAGAAACGATGGCCAACCTGCACATCAGTCTCTTCCCAGCCTTCGTCACCTTCGCGATAAACAGTGATCAAAGCTGCGGGGTCATCCTCGTCACCGTTGATGGTGAACTCTGAATCGGGCACGTTGATCGAGCCGTCGCGTTCAATGCGGTCAATCTTGCCTTTGGCCTGCCCTCCAGATGAGCGCCATTGGACAAAATCGCCAACAGAAAGCTCATCAGGCTCTGCCCTATTCGTGTCCATGCTCCTATCACGAATTTCTTTAATTCTATCTGCTTTAGCAGTAGACCACACCTGACCTGGAGGGCCTCCCCAAGCCGCACTGGCCACTCTTCCAGGGGACGGATACCCATCTTCACCCGGCTTATATCCTTCTGCCTCAGCGTCCACAGCGTGGCGCGCGTGCCATGCGGACATGGCCAAAACCGTCTCCGGTGCAAGCTCCTTGCCGCTAAGAATTTGCGTGGCCCTGCGTGCTGCAACTTCAGTACCGCCAGCTTCACCGTCAGCCTTCCAATCGCGATAACGCTGCGCCTCTTCCCTCATGCCTTCAGTCGGCATCAGGTTGATCTCAACGCCTTCAATCGTCGCCATCTTCCTGCACCTCCTCCTCGTCAGATACCGGCGGCTCAGTGTCCTCAAAGGCTGGAATGGCGCCCATGCCTAAGCCAGGCTGAACACCACCGCCACCGTTGACCTCGCTCGGATCGGTGTCCGTGATGATGTTCTTCTCGTCAAGCATTGCCAGCTCGGCTTGACGCATGGTGAGCACCTCTTCAATGTCACCGCCTTGCTCGCTGATGACTTGGCCGAGTGTCTTAAAGCCGCTGCGGACTGCTGCCTTATAGGCCGCAACTTCCTTCTGAGGATCGACCCATTCCCAGCTACGCGGCACCCACTTGCTGGCGCGATAACGATCAGGGTCTGTTTCGTAACCCGGCAGATTCAGCGTTCCGCTAAGCACTGCCATGTCCATCCATTTCTCAAAAACGATCTGATGGAAGTTCTCGATGAAATAACGCTGTAGACACTTATATGTGTCGCGCTCCTCAAGCAAGCTCAGACGGCTGCTGCTGTAAGAACTCATGGAATAGTTCTTGCTGATGCTTTCAAAGCTCACGCCGATTCCAGCGGCTGCAGCGCGCAACATTGACCGCGTAAACGCTTCGAGCTGCCCATCAGGTGCATCAAGCTGCGGCACCTCCACGCTTTGCCCGGGGTCCAGGTACTTGAACACGCCAGGCTGAAAGTCTGTGACGCGCTCACCATCGACAACATCATCACCAATCAGTTCGCCCTCAGGGCTGGTGATGAATCCCATCAACGCGCTGCTAGCCCGCGCACGCACAAGCTCTGCGTTCTCATAGCCGTCGAGCATGTGCAGACGCTGCAACGCTGAGGCAAACCAAGTCACGCCGCGCGTCTGACTCGGACGCTCAGGAATAAACAGATGAATTACATCATCAGCATCAACACGGATGCGGCGTGACGTGCGCACATTCCCGGCGTAAACATCGCCCGGGTGGTTTGCGTAGAAATTATATGAAATCGGTCTCAGATACTCGTCCCTTTCGATCCCCATCCGAACGGTCTTGCCGTCCTTGCTGGCCTGAACGTCGTCATCGATCAGATAGTCCGACTCCAGCACCTGCAGCGCAAACGGGATGCCGCTGTCGCCAAAAGGTCGGCGGATAATCCTGATGAACACCTCGCCGGACTCAGCCAAGCTGCGGCAGAGCAGCCGTTCCATGTCATAAAAGCTCAGCAGGCCGCTGACATCACAACGGCTCTTGTGGCTCCAACGCTTCCAAGCTGCGTGAATGCGGGCATTAACAGCCTCATCCATCCGCCCGCCACGCTGCATCCGCACCTGTGACTGGTGATAAATGCCGTGCCCGATGACGTTATTGGTGATTGACCTTAGGGCTTGTTTTGCATAGTCGTTGTCCCTGCAAAGCTGCCGCGCCCGGTTGCGCAGCATCTTGATGCTGGACTTAATCTCGCTGTCTGCGCTGGTGCCACTCGTCACCCAGTCAGCAGTCAGCCGGCTAACCCTTGCGCCTGCATAACTACGGCGACGCTGTGGCCGCTCACGCCTGAACAGTTCGCGGAAAGCAGATCGAACGCCCATCAGAATCTCACGAATAAGTTGTGGGGATTGCCCTGGCCATTACGAATCAGATCAGCTGTCTGCTCACGCTTAACCTCAGCCTTCAGTTTAGTTTCCAAAGCCAGCAAATCTGCTAACTCATATTTCTGCAAATTACGCCCGGCGATTGAGTAACTCTTAACGGCGCCACCGTCGAGAATCGTGCGGATTGCGGCCTGTACTTGATCAAGGTCAACCTGCGCACGGCTGCGACCATCAAACGCGCCCGGAGTGCCTGAATAGGCCAGGCTCTCGATGGCCTTGAACTGACCCTCACCTGCCAGATACTGCGTCGAGCCGCTGACGGCTACAAGCTGGAAATACCAAGTACCAGCTACCCAGTCAGTAGTCGTTGATGACGGGATTGTGATCCGCCAGCCGTCACCCTGATTGGTTCCATCTACCGCTGCACCTTTGCTGGCTGTATTTGTCCGCCCGTACCAAGTCAGCGTGTATGTGTTGTCAATCGTTGTACCAATGCTGTTGGCAAAAGACGGCACATCGAAAATTACGGTGTCGCCGATCCTGATTTCAGCCGGATGTTTAATCACCAGTTGTTCACGAACGACGGCGCCGCAACTGCTTTAGGCGTTGCTTCCTTCGATCTTAGCGGCTGCTCCAAACGCTTTTCCAACTGATCCCAAATCGTTCGCCGATCGTATTTGCGGTAAAGCAACTGCAAACAGGCATAGGCGTATATGAGTGTGTCCCAGCTCTCGTTTCTTGCCCCGCCTTTCTTGACCCATATCCGCTCAGGGAATCCGTTGCGGAATTTGATGGCCTGTTTCTCAGCCGTGAGCATCTTGAAATACTCCTCCCCCGTCGTCGCGTGAAAGTGCAAATAACCCTCACCGGGCTCCGTGTACTTCAAGCGGCCGGCCATGGTGTTTTTAATTGAATGAACGCCGACAGGGAACAGTTGCGCCCCGTTTTTGATGTTCTTGCCCTTCGCGTTGATGTCAACTCTGGTGGCCTTGCCGATCGGTGGTTTGTCGCGCTGGCTTGAACCCTTGATCGCAATCACGCCCTGGGCTCTGCGCTCGCGCGCGTACTGGTA